AAAATACGCAGACGAGATAAAGTGGATCATAAGTAATGATAAGAGAAATGAGTTCATCTGGCAACTGGTCTCCAGAACAAAGGGCAATGCGCTTGTACTCTTCAATTATGTTGAAGCGCAAGGGAAGCCTCTCTACGAACTTTTCAAAGAAAAAGCGGGAACACGCAAGGTTTATTTTATCTCAGGTAAAACAGAGGCAGAGGCGAGAGAGTACATTCGAAGAATTATTGACTCTGAGAAAGATGCCATTCTGGTGGCGAGTTACGGCACAACTAGTGCTGGCATTAATATCGTTAATCTTGATAATATTGTTTTCGCCTCTCCTACAAAATCAGTAATAAGACTTCTTCAAAGCATAGGAAGAGGGCTTAGAGTTTCCGAAAAGAAAAAAACATTGAAGGTATTTGATATTGTTGATGATCTATGTTGGAAGTCACATAAAAATCACGTATACAGACATTTTGAAGAGCGTGTAAAGATATATAAAAAAGAAAAATTTGATTACAACGTTTTTTCAATGAGTTTCACAGAAACCCAAGAAGATAAATAATAGGGAAGGGAGGACATGCATATGTCCGATTCACTTCCTGAGAACTCTTTCTCAGGCGTATTAAGAGTTGTTAAGCTTACCACGGGCGAGGAGTTAGTTGGCCTTGTAAGCGAACCTACGCCCGAAAAAATTAATATCAAACTTCCAGCAAAAATGGAAAACTATACTTCCAGAACTCAAACTGGAGATATAGTTGAATATGTTAAACTTACAAATTATTTGGCCAATTTAAAAAATTACGAAGCTGTCATAAATAAAAATTGTCTTGTATTTATTGGTGAGCCTTCATTGGAACTTGAAAAAATGTATGAAGTTTATTTTATGACAATGCAAACCGATCCAAAAACAATAATGGCATCCAACAATGAAACAACAGATAACACCCAACAAGGATTGCATCTATTGAATGATTTATTCAATAATGAAGATTTTGTAATGTTTGTTAATGATTTAATCGACAGTTTTGAAGGTGCTGAAATATTAATAGATGAAGATGACGACGAGGCAGAATCCGATATAAGCGATTCTAAGCCAGAACCACCAGAAACCCAGCCCAAGCCCAAGAAGCGCCGTAAAGTCAAACCAGAGGGCAATAAACTGCCTTACAATCCAGAGGCCAACCCCAATAGCGCAGAGGGCTGGTCAGACAACCCAGAAGATTATATAAATTAATTTGAAGGATTTCCAAATAAATTTTCTGGTGCATCGGGGTTTAAAGTATAATAAGAATATTTAAAGGTACATGATGCCTTTAAAATATTTGTATCTGGCGAATCGGATTGAAAAATTAATCCACTCAATCTTGTTGGTATTAAATTTGTAAAATTAACAGTCAATGCTGGATCGGTGCAACCTTCATATTTAAAAATTGACGAAGCAATTATTAAATTTGCATCATAGTGCCATTCTCTATAACCTATATTTGCAGTTTCTGCATCATATATGTTTGTTATGTTTCGCATCCAAGAAAATATACTTTTCCAGTTTGTCAAATTTTCATCAACAATGAATTCAACTGTAAGGGGCTCAAATTGCATTGTTAAAGATGGGATTGGAATCGTTGTTCCAAAAATTGTTGGTTGTGCTTGATCTGGTACTGTTAATCCAGGTAAATTTACCTTTTGCACCATCAATTCAAGAAGTCTTGTTCCCCTTAATATTTCAAGTTTATAGTAATTATTGTAAAGAGGATTTAAATTATCTTGGCAATTCAGTGAGGTCATAAAAATATTTATGGAAAATGAAAGACCTCCCGATTTCTCGGGAGGTCTTCGCGTGTCTTACACACGGTCACCTATTAGATGGTGTTACCGTGGAGGTTTCTGATTTGTGTCAAACGGTAGTATTGGTTCAAGCCCTTGGTGAGTGCTTCACCATCTGGGGTTGTACCGTTGAGGACGTAGGGGTTAGCTACGACACCATAACGGGTCTTGAATGCAATACGTGGTTGGAAGGTATCCGGATCTACTGCACGGACCATTTGGAGCGGAACGTATGGGCAGTAGAAGAGACCGGCGTCATATGGTGACTCGCCCTTATAACCAGCGCAGAAGAAATTAACTCCGAGCGGGGTGTAAGGATCGATATAGACGCGGATCTTACCGTTGAGCAAGCCAGCGAATGTGCTTTGTGTATCATCAACGTTGAGTTGAGGAGCAATTCCAGGGCTGAGGCTCATGAAACCTGACATGGCGAGGGCTGCTGCGGTATCGCTATCGCAGATTACAAAGTTACCCTTACCACGACGTGTTTCCTTGGCGATTGCGTTGCACTCACGTTCGATTTGGAAAGTGAGGCCACGGAATCTTTCGGCTGACCAACGACCATCTGAGTCGACGTTCAAATCGTATGTTCCCTTGGCTAAAAGATCGCTTTGTTGAGAACCGTTGCGAGAAACAAAGTAAATTGTGCGGACGATCTCGCGGTTGATTTCAGCAAGAATTTCTGTGCTGAGGAGGTTTGCGAGTTCAGCTTCAGCATCAAGACCGTGAACAGCCTTGAGATCTTGTGCCAATTCAATTGTGTAGTTGCTGGACAGAGCGCGTGTACGAGCTTGTACTGCAACACGGTCAATTGAGAAGGCCATTTGGTTGAAGTTGGCATATTGGCCAGTTCCTGAACCCAATCCTTCACCATTGCTTGTCAACATTCCACGGAATGCACTGAACTGTGCAGCTGTGACGCTGTCGCGCAAGAAAATTGGGTTACCTGCTGTTGGTCCACACGAACCACAGAGACCAAATCCTGCAGTGAAGCCTCTATAATCTGAGGACAATGTATATCCAGAGCCACCGTAGTTTGGTTGGGCTTCTTGGAACATTGCTTCAGCGTAGCTTCCGTTATCGGTGTACGCAGCACCACCGTAGTTAGCGCGCATTGCAAAGATGAGGCCGGTTGGGGCGGTCATTGGTTGAACGCCGCAGATGTCGTAGGCCATCAAATTTGGCATTGCACGACGAACAAGGCTGATGAGTACTGGATCATAACCAGCGACTCCACCGCTGTTGGTGTAGCTTGTAGGCATGCCGAGGTTGTTTGAGGACATGTCTTCTGTGAGGTGTTGAGCACGAATTGCTTGCTCTTGGTTCTCTAAGAGGACGGCTGTTACCTTTTTACGATAGTCATCACCGATTGTGGGCAGAGCTTCGTGATTGAGCACTGGATTCCACTTTTCGGTCAAAATGTCATATGGTGTATTGTCTTGAAAATTCATTTTTGTAGTATCTCCTGTGAGTTAAAATTATTTAGTAATTTTTAAAATTACAATTTCTTGTTAAGTTTTGCGATAGCATTAGCGTAACCTTCAACTTGCGATGAAAGTTCTTCTCTTACTGGTGAGAATGTCATTTCCTCGTTGATCTGTTGGGTAACAGGGGCAACTGGGGATGCTGGGCGAACAAAGTTTTGTGAAGCCAAATAATTGTTCTTGATTGCAACGAGCTTTTCACGATATTCTTCTGGTGATTCAAAAGCTACGTTTTCCATGAGATTTTGAAGTCTTGCAACTTGTGTATCGGCAAGATCTCTTGTCTCTGCAACAAAGATTCCAGCACATTCGGTGAGGGAAAGTTCTTTGCGAATATTCATATTTGCATTGATTGCTTTATTGAGGTTTTCAGACAACTCTCTATTTTGAGCATAAAGTTCATCAAGAGCATTGTATTTTTCGTCAGGAACATCAATGTAGTGATTTTCAAACAAGTTTTTGAGACCACTGATGAAATTTTCTGCAATCTGTGTTTTGATGCCTTGTTCAACGGCAACAGCATTTTCTTGCATCCATTCTTCTACAACATAATCAAGATAATCATCAACTTTTTCAACAAGTGTATTTGTTACGCCGTCAAGATAATTTTTAACGTTTTCATCAAGTTGAGAAACTGTGTTTGAAACTTGAATGTTTACGCGATCTTGAACAGCAGCTTCAAAAATTGCTTCAAGTTGATTTAAGAGAGAATCACTGGCGTTTTCTTCTCCAAGAAGAGCAACAAGAGCAGAACGGAATTGTTCTTTTGCTTGTTCTTCTACTTCTGTTGGTTCTGTTTCTTCTTCCTCTTCTTCTTCCATTTCTTCCATCTCTGGCTCTGGTTGTGTTGGAGCAGCCATCATGGACGGGGCACCAAAGGAGCCAGCCATTGCTGCTGCTGGTGTTGGAACTTGGGCCTTTGCGAGATTGTTTGCGGTTACATATGGTTGAGGAATAATATTTCCCTTGCCATCTGGAGTATAAGCTACGCCATTTACTGGCATTTGCATACCCATTTGCATACCCATTTGTTGCATACCAATATTTTCATTTAATTTGTTTGTTTTTTTCATTTCAATAGATCCTTGAACTTAAATTATTTAGTAAATTTATTTATTAATAAATTCCTCTAGATTTTCCTTTTTGCAAATATCCTAACGGCGATTGTATTGCTGCCTGAGTTTTGCTTGGAATATTTTGCAAGCCCTGGAAGGCAGCATCTGCCCCAAACGCCTTCAAAGACCAATCCAGAGGGTCTATACCAACAGCTGCCAATCCTGGAAGTTTTGATGAAACTTTTGATCCAAGTTTTCCAAAACCAGTCAAATATGTCTTGGCAACTCCAGTTTTAATTGCTTGTTTTGCTGCAAAATCTAGTAAACCTGAACCTATCGGTCCACCACTGCCTAAAGCTTTTGTTACACCACCCGCTATAGTTGAAATTCCTGTTTTTGCCATACCAGGAATCGGCATAGAACCTAGCAGTGAAGATACCGCACCGATAGCACCGCCAGCAGTGGTGCCCTCAAGCGCTTGATTTAACATTCTGGCATAGTTTGACCATCCAGCTTGTGTGTATATATCCGGTCCAGAAACTGGACCGGATGGCATTTTTGTATCACCAAACATTATGGTACGACCGGGTGATCCAGGTTTTACTAAAGATTCTTTTCTTCTTTTTGGCCCGCCACCCGCACCACCCGACCCACCGACAAGCTTACTTCTTTTTTTTGTAGTAGCTTCCAATAATATTTTTGTGGTGTATGGATCAAATAAAGCCATTAGATATTCCTGAAGTATTCTTTAAAAACTTTTACAATATTTTTTTCAAGATTTCTTGAAGATGAATTTTTGATTACTTTTCTTGCGTTTGCAAGTTGTCTTTCAGACCACATACCATTGTTGAAGATCCATTCTCTGCCTTCCATGATTCCATTTACGAATGCATTTGGAGCAGATGGATCGGCAACAATGTCGATGGCTGCTAGCATGAAGTCTTCTTGAACTTCTTGATAACCATTTTTGCTTTTGAGAGAACCCATACCACGGGTAGAGACACCCAGTTGAGCACCTTCGTCAATAAGGTTTTTAACGATTTTGCCCATTGGAGTATCAAGGACTTTAGCTTTGCCATAAATGTTTTTACCGTCTTCATGAAGTTCCTTTACGATGTGTGAAACGCGATCAAGATTTACAGTCGGTCCTGTTGGGTGATTAAGCTCACCCAAAGCACGACCTTTGTTTACGTATTCATTAATGTATCTGCCAGTCTCTTTAGCAAGAGTATTTTTTGGATAGACTCTGCCATTGCGGTTTTTGACTTCAGATTGCATGAACACGCCCTCAATGAAGTAATTTCTATCTCCATTGCCGACGTTTTCTTTTACGTATTTGATGTCTTCTGTAAGTTCTGTGATTAGTTTCATAATATTATTTATATTACTATTGGGTTATTGAGGCACTTCCCCCACCACCAGGATTTCTATTCCTTGGTTTTTGTCTGCTTCTTGGCATTCCTCTTTTGTATTTTTCTACACGTTGCCTGCTCCTCTGGTCTAGATATTTTCTATATTCTTCCAGATCTCTCTTATATTGACTGAACCTTTGATCGTAGAGTTCTTTAGCTTCTCTCCACTGTTGTTCACCTTCTGGTCCTGGAGGATAATCCCCTCTTTCTGGCGCTGTAGTTGGACCAAATCCTCCTGGCCAGTAATCTTGTGGATTTGGACCGGGAAGTGCAGGATCATCTGGGTCAACGCTTCCGGGCTCCCAATCCGGAGCTGGGTATTCGTCTTCTATTTTTTTTAAATCATCATCACTATAGTAGCCTGGTCTTGGCTGAAATTGTGGTGGAACGTCATCTATAACCCATCGGCCCGTATGGGGGTCCCATCGCCAAACATAACCATTTTCGTCTGTGAATGTATCCCGTTCTCCTGGTATAAAAGTGGGTTCAATTCTTCTCTCCCGTGGTCTATTTGGAAATGGTGTTACATCCCCTGGTCTTGGAACTATATTTGGTGGACCCGGTTCAGGTGAGTTGGGATATCCAGCAGGTGAAGGGCTCCACGAACCACCCCCCGGTAATGGCGACGATGGTGGTGCGCTTACAGCAGTAACATTCTCATTTAATTTTTTTTTTAACAAATTTTGTGAGACAGCAACATATTCTTGTTTTAGTCTATCTCCAATTTTTTCATATAAAGCTTTTGAGGTTGCTTTCTTAAAATCTACGGCGTTTTCCTCAATAACATTTTTTACCATTTTTCTTACATTGTCGTTCATTTAAGAATCCTTTTTGCTTTTTTGTAAAATTCTATATTTTCTTTTATTTTTGCGGAGCTCTCAAATATTTCATTCACAAACACCAATCTGTTTTTTGAATTTAAAGAATTAAACATTTCTTTTAAATTTTGCAAATCAGATTCATTAATATTTATTAAAATACCATTTTCTATTTCAAGTTTGTTTTTCAATTGAGGATGATAATTTTCAATAAAATATATAAATTTTTTTATATTTTTATTTTCTTCAGTTATTTCGTTTTTTACCATTACAGTTTTTTTAAAATCACTCTCAACTTCTTTTATCGCTTCATTCAATTTGAGTGAAAGAGAATTTATCAGACTTTTTTTGAAAGACAATTCATCCGAAAAAATTAAATCTTTTATTCCTGATTCAAGGATTAGTGTTGTATTTGTCATTCTGCTGTCTGCTCTCCTTCGACTGGCATACCTTGCATTGCCATGGCTTGCTGTTGTGCCATCATAGCCATTTGCTCTTTTTGTGCCTTTTCTTTGTCAATTTGCATTTGTTGATCAATTATTTTGATATCTTCTTCGGTTTGCTTTAATATTTTAGACTTTATAAAATCTGAAGAAAAATATTTGCCGACATAAGGTTCAACGATAGAAAGCATTTTAATTCTTTCAGCCAAAATTTCTGATTCTTTTAAATCCCAGAAATAATTGTCTGTGTTGTATACAAATTTTATTTGTTGCTTTAAAACACTCCAATCTTCCTCTGTTATTACACCTCGGAGAAGAAGCTGAACTCTAAGGAAATCTAAGAATAATTTTGAAAAATGATGACGAAGTCTTTCTACGAATTTATAAAATTTAACTTCTTCTCTTGTTATTTCTACCGAACGTCCCATATTGAAACCGGTTTGTTCTGCAACAAGACGGCTTAGGGGAACGTTTAAAGAGTTGTAAAGCTTCTTTTTGAAATAGTCAACATCTTCTATTTGAGACATTGCGTTTCCGCCGGGAAGAGTTGTAATCTGTGTTCCCTGTGAACCTTCTCTTCTGGGCAACCAGTAATCTTCAAGAACCGATAGGTGATTTCTTTCATCACGAATTTCACCTGTGTTTTGATTATAAATTATTCTGTTGCGGAAACGGCTCATCATGTCCCGCATGTATTGTTCTGCTTTTTGCTTGGGCAATTGACCAACGTCGATATAAAATACTCTGCGTTCTGGTGCGCGGGCTACACGGTAAACTAGAAGAGCATCTTCTAGTTGTCTCAGCATGTTTAGAGGTCTTACAGCCTTGTGCAAATAACCTAGAACTCTCTTTGAGTTGAGATCAACAATTCCAGATGGAACATATACTATGCTATCCAATGAAAGATGAAGACCCCCTGGCCCGGTCATCATGAAAGATTCTTTGTCCGAGTCTGTGTATAGATAATATTCTTCAATCTCTTTTATTACAGAAACCGCACCACTTTTGGTTCTTTCTTGTTCTTTTTTTACTTTTCTTATTTTTTTTATTTTTAAAGGATCAATCGGAACAATGTCTTTAATTCCCTCTTGTGGAGAATTTTTATCAATAACGATATTATAAAAAACTTTTGAATCAATATACCATCTTCTAAAAATTTCATATGCTTTATGATTAAAATCCAACAATTGAATAATTTTATCAAATTCTTTGTATATTTTTACTTTGATTGATTCTGGAATTGGAAGTTCCTTTAAATCTAATTTAACAGGTCTTCCGTCTGTCCCCTTAACGATTGCAGAGTTTACAATTTCTTCAATCGCATTGTCTACCTCTGGATAAACAGACATGTTGCGATATTGTATTACAGAACTGCTTTCGTCTTTTAAAGTTCCAGTATAATCAATAGCGGAACTAAAATAACCACCAGCCTCAACAGTTACTGTACCATCAAACACTTCGGGAGCAGTAAACTTTTGCAGAGCCATTTCTTGCTTCTCTGCTTTAGTTGTTTGTTTTTTCCCAAATTCAAAACCAAAAGCTTCAATTTCCATTATTACCTCTAATATAGTTAGGTCTTTTTACAAAGTCTCTGTTATTTCATTTTCACCAGTATATATTCTAACGATATCATATATCATCACCACTGCAAACTGATTTAAGGTGTTTGGATTTGCCATGTTAAAAGCGATAGGTTCAATAATTTTTGGCCAACATCCCTGCAAAACAAATCTTTTAAGAGGTTCTGTTCCGTTTAAATCTAGCTGCTGGACTTCCCAATCAGCTTTATATCTAACTGAAGGCTGCGATACGTTTGTTTGGTGATTGTTTATAAAATTAGACCAATTTGAAAATTTTTTCCACATATCATTTGTACCAGTGTCATCAAGAATTCTTAAAGACCAAGAACCATATTGTTTTTCTCCAGGATAATAATATTTTCTTCCAAAAAAATTGTATTCCATCACCATCGTAGTCAGCGTTGGTATCTGAGTTGCGGAAACGTGAAATTTACTAATTAAATTTGTTTGTCCTGGTTGTTGCACAGAACCGGTAGATGGAAAAGTACCATTAACAACAAATCTATTTTCTCTTGTTCCGCCGTTAAAAGAATCTTTAAAGTTTGATATGGATGACATGTTAATTTCCTATAAATTTATGCAACAGTATAGTAATCAAAAGTCATAGTTACACTAAAAGTACTTTGATTGGGTGAACTCATATCTAAATTTATTCCCCCAACTTGACTTGGCCAACAATTGTATAAAGTTATTTTTCTTATTGGAGTTGTTCCATTTAAATCTAATTGTTTAATAGTCCATGTTTTTTGTAAATGTTTATAGGATGCGTAATTTCCTGCTGTAGTGGATGGCACCGTTACTTGGTGGGTAACGTGACCATCCAAATATTCTTTCCAGGTATGAAATGCTTGCCACAATCCTGATGTGGTATTGTTGTCATCGTATATGGTTATATTCCATACACTGTAAGATCTATCACCGGCAAAAGATAAGGTTCTTCCACGATAACCGACATATATCGTTCCAATTTCAACTCTGGGCAACGATGATGCAAAAAATTTAACAGATTCGTTTGCATGATTTACGGCAATACCAGTTGGCCAAGAGGTTGTATCAGTCAATATTTGAAATCTATTAGCTCTTGTTCCGCCATTAAAAGCTTGTTTGAAATCAGAAATTGAATTGTTGCTCTCTGCCATCTATTATGCCGATTCGGTTGCGACTGTTATAACGAACTCGTCAGAAGAAATTAACGGTTTTACAGTAATTTCAATTGTTATTGTAGCGCTATTATCCGTATTGTTTGTTGAATCACATGTAATATTGGTATAATTTTTATCCAAAAATTGGGATACTGTTTGCAGATAAGAAGAAACCTCAGATGTAATTGCAGTTCGTGTAACAGAATTGTTGCTCTGGAACACATACTTCAACATTATTTCTCTTACGTTTGTTTCTATGTCTTGTCTTATTTTTGATGGACCAACCCTATCGTTTGAACTGTAACCAGCAGTTACTCCTGCGGTGGCCCCAACCAAATCAAGACCCATAAAATATATTCCATTTGTTTTTGTATAAAAATTTACTCTATTTTTCTTAAAAATATTTTTATTTGTATTGTCTGTCCATGCTGTTGGATTTTTTACAATTCCATTCAATACTTGGGAATTGTCCAAACCGGCAATGGTATAATACAAATTATTATTTTCTTTTGAATTTGTAAATGCTCCAACAACATCTGGCACCAAAGAACTTGTTGTTGTCATTGTTGTGTTTATTTGTAAACTTGTTGTTGGGATTTTAAATTTATAATTTTGTCCAGATATGTTAAAAATTCTGTCAGCAACCGTAGAGCCACTTACCAAAGACGCTGAAGTAAATAACGTGTCAAAATTTAAAGCTGTGTAACCAGCACCATCAGTCACCGATGGAAAAATTCCTATTACTTGATTGGCATTTTCCAAATATCTTGCTTCTGATGCTGTGCCGTTGCACATCATTACGTCAATATAATTTCCGGAAGCAAGCTCATAAGAAGAAAATGCTGATGTTGAGCCAGCTACAATCATTGTTCCACCGTAAGCTAAAGCATACAAAGCACTCAAGAAATCATTTCCATTTGTTTTGCCTGTTATGGCAACTCCATCGGAGGAGAAGAATCCAAATGTTCCGCCTTGTGTTGCTGTTGTTGTAAGAAGGCAAGCTGTTACCCCAGCAAGTGTGTTTAAATCATTTACCAAATCAAATGGATTTGTATAAACAAGATAAGAATCTGTTGTTGAGCCTTTTGTTGGGTTTGCGAGAGCCGTTCTTGAATATATTAACCAACCAAACAAACCACCTGGGTTTGTACTGGCAGCTCCAGAAACACCGGAAAAAGTAGGCGGTGCGTAAGTTGATCCTGCCAAAAAAGCAAAGTAAACAGGGTTTACGACCTTTTGGCTGTTATAATAAGTTGGCGAGACAAATGAATTTAGTGAGATATTTGCCATTTTTTTACCTTAAAATTATTTATAATTTTTATACAGGATACCAAACAGCACCATTTGCTTTGAATTCACCATCTTCGCCTTCGTTTGGATTTAACATAAACAAAATATTATCGTCTTCCGGTTTTTTTGCTTCTTCGTAATTCATTTTTGCGCTTTCGATCAAATCTGCAAAATAATCTTGTCTGCAAAGCCACGAAAAGAATACCAAAGTCATTACGAGATCGTCATGGTGGCCGTCATCTGCTTTGAAAGTATTTGATCTTGATACGAAAGTCATCAATTCATTGATAATTCTTTCATCATTCAATAAAATTTTATCCTCTTCAACCAATCTTTTAAAAATTGCACATCCTAATTTTTTGGTTTGAGCCGTAGTTCTCAAACCCATTTCACTTTTTCCTTGAGCAAACCCCTGAGAAAGAACTTGGCCCTTTCTTCCCATTATTCTCGTCATCAATAAATTTTCATAATCTAAATCGTTGTAAAGAATATTTGAAATTTGACCACCAATGTCATTGGTTTCCACTAAAACATAAGCGTTGTTATATTTTTCACCAACTTTTTTGATTATATTTGGAAAATTAAATGGACTTACGGTATTGTTTCTATAAGTTGCCACAACTCGATAAGGACTTTCATTACCACTTACAACAGTAAAAGCAGAATAATCCGATCCTTGGCCTCGGGATACGTCTGCCATTAAAAAGTAAATATTATCTTTTTTGGGTTCTTCAAAAATTCTAAGCCCTTCCGAATCTTCCGATAAAAATTCTTCAGGAGCCAATACATTTAATTTTGTCGATGAAATCAAAGTGTTAGAAGATCCCAAAAAGCTACAACCATATTCTTGTTGAAACTGTTCTTCACTGGTGTTAGCTATTTGTTCTGCTGCCCAAGCATCATCTCTTCTGGGTCCACCGGGTGTAATTGGAACTTCTCTCCAATTAACTTCCACTGGTATAAATTTATTTTTTAGTTTATGTCCTTCTGGGCGGTTTGAATCTACCCAAAGCTTGTGGAAGTGATTCATCCCATTGGGCGTAGAAACGATTATAAGCTTGGTTGTAGTACCGGCTGATATAGTGGGATATGTGGAAGAATAGAACTCCTCGGCAACGTGAGAGGGCAAGAAGGCGTATTCATCAAGAAGTAGCAAGTTAAATGATCCACCACGGATTGCACTGGAAGAAGTTGCATCACATATAACTCTTGAACCATTTTCCAGTTTAAATGAAGTTTTATTCCATTCAACTACACCTTGTTGCAAAAAATGTGGTAAATTTTCATATGCAAGTTGCAATTTTGCAAATAATTCATCTTTTGCTGTTTTAAGTTTGTTCGCAAGAATGGCACAGCTTACGGATTGATTAAATGTAACGTAATGAGTAATATACCCAATTACTGATGTAGATTTGCCAGATTGTCGGGGCCATTTAGAAATTACAAAACGATTATTGTGAATTGCGTTTACAAATTTTTGTTGATAATCATATAATTCAAAAGGCATGACTCCTTTATCCAAAGTTTTTACTTTTACGTATTTGCTACAAAAATAAACTGGGTCTTTTGCACACTTTACATATTCTCTTAATTGTTCTTCTGTATATTGAAGTTCAACCCCAGGAGGTTTTAATTTTGGATTGTTTCTGTATCCGGTATTATTCTTTTCGCTCATTATTAACAACCTCAGCATCTACAACATCTTTTTCGGTGCTTCGTTCTTTATTTAAAAGGTTTTGTAAATCTTTAGTAGAACCAACAAATACTGAATTATTTGTTTGTTTTACTTCTACCTTACTCCCAGTAACATCTTTGGCTTTCTTGTGAACATCTAAAACATTATTATTAAGATCCGCCATTGTTTTTAACAAAATGGCAACAACTTCAAATGCTCTCGGGCTATCTGATTCTGTTGCTACTTTTAATGCGCTTTCAAGAGCAACGTTTCCATTGTTCACCAGATCTTTTAAATTTTGCTGAACATATTGATAATCTTTTTGAAAACTTGCAGAATCAAATGTACCGCCCGCTAAAGGTTTGGTATTTTCACTGGAAGACGGGACATTAAAAAAATTAGCTAAATTTTTGTTGATATTCATTATTAGTCTAAATCTAAATTTATATCGATCAAATTTGCATCAATATTTGTATATGTTCTTTCCGGACCGTAAATATATGATTTTGCAATAAATGTTATTGATGATATGTTTATTCTTCTATTGCTAAAATCACCATCAAATCTTTCACTCATGTTATTTCCTACCATTGTTATTGGAATTTTTATTTCGCTTTGAACATCATTCAAAGACATTGTTATTATATGGTCAGGATTAAAATATGGGATTATTTGTTCAAAAATTTGCAAAGTATCATCTATATGTCTTGTGTATATAAAAAGTGAAAATTGAACATTTATTGGAACCTGCTCCAATATTTCTTCTCCGCTTGTTGGTGTGCAAACGTTATTTACAATGTTTTGTTTTCTTATTGAAGAAAGTTTATTTCTTCTTCTACTGTTGTCTGGCGTGATGCTACTGATTATGTAACTAAGTTTTGGTAACTGTGTTTCAATTCTTGTCCCGTCTGTTATGGAGGATGGCTCAAGTAAGCGTCTTATAAATTTTTCTTGTGGAGCATAAGTTATTGGAACACGAATCGGAATTGGCGAATTTACGTTATCTGGGTTTGCATGTTCTACAACAATATTGTTAAACAATGCTCCAAATCCTACTACCAACTTTCTTAAACTTTTGTTGTAGAAATATTGAAACATGTTTATCCTTTATTAATTATCACAATCAACAAAGGGATTGTTTGGATCGAAAGTATATCCAGCGCCCTCTGTTCTTAGAGTGTCGTTTATGCCAGCAGTTGTTCCAAGTACGTTGTTTAATGGTATTACGGTAGAACCGGATAGCCCTCTTGTAGTTGAATACACGGAGTTTATTGCATTGTTTTGTGTGTTTATCTTTTCGTAACTGTAAGTGAACAATTCCGCTGTTATAGCATAAGAATATAGTTTTCCGAGTGGGTAGAATGGATTTTCGTGTTCAACAAAGTTTATTTCAAACAAAGCCTTTGCCAATGGAAAATAAATTAAATCGCCTTCTCTCGGTCTAGTTATCGATTGTTTTTTGTTGGTAATTTCTTCTTTAAATCTTTTTCTAGAAACTATTAACATCACTTTATCTTTAATTTCAAGACCAAATTGGGTTACAATATCAGTTCCGTCAAACCCTTTATATGATTGTAAATACATTTCAACAGTATACGAATTTGTAAAAGAAGAACCTGGGTCTTCCCCAAACAATTTATCAACAGAAAGATATTCTCTTGGCACGTAAATACAATCCAATCCCATTGTCTGAATTATTTCAATAGTAATTCCTTCAACAAGATTTTGCTCGCCTTGATAATTTGAAAAATAAGGGTTTGTTGCCATATTATCCTATCAGCGGATCTGGTGGTAGTTCTTGTGTTTTCAACAAAGATTGTTCTATTTGATTTAACTCGGAAATAGCCTCGTTCATTATGGCTGCTGCATTCAACTGGGCACCGCCCGGCAGAGGAACCCCGGCAAATTTCATCAAATTCTGAGCCCACTGCTTCTTCACAAGAGCCCTGTAGTATTTTTGGAATATACGATCACCCCAAACTTTTGAATATTGGTTTGGATCGATTTGAACATAAGCTTCTACCAAAAGATAGCTTCCAGGTATAATATTTTGAACATCTTGGTCCAAGAAAAGTCTATCTGTTGTTCTTGTGTAAGTAAACGATGCCGGGTAATTAAATACATCGTTAACTAACTTTAAATAACTCATGGACTCCATGTAACTGGCCATTGGACCTGTTTGCATGCCACCCTGATTAAAATAAAGACCAAAAAAATCAAACAAAGTTAATTGATAACGCAAATCAAACATGTAATCACCAGACACATCCGAAGATCTATAAACTTTTGATATCGTTCTTATATCTGTAGCTGCTGGCCACGCACTGGTAACACCTGTTGTCGGGTCATACTTATCTTGAGCCCCAACAGCATTACCAAATGTTGTTGTGTCAAAATATTTTCTAGTAATGTCTTGTTGGGTTATTTGATAAAGGTATAAAGCCCTTTGATTAAAATCAAAGTGTCTTTCGTACATATATTCAAGTGCCTCGTCCAGTCTATCCTCGGCCTGCTGTACATCCATGTTTATCTGGATTACTGGCGCACCTAAAGAACGAAAGGTATAATCTATAAAATCTTGCCTGGTGGTTATTGCCATAAAAATATTTATGAAATTGATAAATAATTAAAAGGAACTTTTATGATTAAAAAGGGAAAATCTTTAGAAGAAACTATAAAGGAATTGAGAAATAAGTATAAAAACACACCATCTCCTTTATCAGAAAATTATAATAAAATGAATCAAAATATTAATTTTGTCCCACAACAAAAAGCTCCAGATTCGTTCAGACAAGATTTATTGAGCAATTTCAAACCACCAAAACGTGGATTTCAGTGATGATATTAAAAACTGAGTTGTCTAGAACGCTGTTAAAATTAGAAAACAAAGATTTTGAAGATACAAATCTGTGGGACAAAGTTTTAAAAACTTTAAAAGAGGAAAAAATAAAACCATTTCATGATGTTTATTTCCAAGCGGATCAGAATAAATCAATGTGGGTTTTAAAAAATTTAGAATCCTGCGATTTAAAATACAAAGAAACACATATAAAAAATAATTTAATAACAGTATTACTATAATGGCAGAAGAAGATTTTGAAGAAGAAATATTAAGTGACTTTTTAGAAAGTGATTTAAACGATCTCTCTTATCAAAAACAATTGGCGGAGATTGATTACAATTCTTCAGAATATAGAATAGAAAAATATAAAAATTTACCAGAAAATGACAAAACTTTTGCAAGCCACTTAAAACAGATATACGGTTCGGTATCTAATTTTTTTGATTTTAAGCAAGATCTTGTGCAAGACAAACTGTATGATCCATCGACAGATTTTCTTGCAGAAATTGTAGTTATAACAGAAGATGAATATTATAAATCTGGATTTATTTCCTCTGATGAATTGTTTTTTGAAATAGTTGATGGAATTGCCACGATAGAATATTTTAAAGTCGATGGCAGAGCAGCAAAAATTATAGGAACTTTAAAAGAATCTTTGGTTCCATCGAGCCAGCAAAAAGCAAGAAGTGGTGCATTTAGTTTCATGGGCTCGGACAGGATTCTTGTTTGGGATTTGCAAAAACAAGGTTGGTCTTCTTTTTATATGGAAAATCTCAGAAGATTTGTCAAAGATGACACAACTGGTTTGCAATAAATATATTCAATGGGCGACAATACCTCCAAAATGGATCACTTATACGCTGTTTTGTTCAGAGAGTCTAAGATTATTGTCGCTAAGTATGAAGATTATTTAAAAGAAAAAATAACTTCTAAAGATCTTGCACAAAAAATGTTAAGTCTTCGTGATGCAATAAAGAGAATAGAAGAAGCAAAATAATTGTTGACGGCTGTGTAGTAGGTGTTATTATTGTGTTTAATGATTGTAAACCAAGACCCAAAACTTGATTATTCTGACGTATTGATTGTACCCAATACGAGCAACGTTAAATCACGAAAAGAAGTTTCACTTGAAGTCAGCAAAACATTTGCCAATGGAATTACATGGGACGGAATTCCAATTATGGCGGCAAATATGTCAACCGTTGGAACCCATAAAATGGCATTGGTTTTGTCTGAATATAAAATTGTAACATGCCTACGAAAAGGTGGCGATTATTATTCAAGTTTTGTTTCTTCTCATCCAGACAAAGAAAAATATGTTTCTTTGACACTAGGTTTGGACGCGGAAAGTAAGTTGTTTGTTGACAGTTCGGATATCAAAGATCCAACTTTTGTTTGTGTCGATGTAGCAAATGGCTACATGACAGAATTTCATAATTTTACAAGAAAGGTTAGAGAAAAATGGCCGAAGTCTATTTTGATTGCAGGGAATGTCGTGACCCCAGAGGGGGTCGAGGAATTGTCAAAGGTT